CTTTAGACATTATTCAAACTCCTTAACATAAGACGAATGCAACTGTTGCCAGCCATGTTTCGCCAATGGTTTTTTCCAGCCGACACGCCCCGTCATGGTTAGTGCCGCGCATCCTTGCGCTTTAGCCCACTCTACCACATCTTGGTGCATATCCAAAATTTGATCCAATTCGCCACCGCCTAAAAACACGTTTAACATTCGTTTCTTTGGGTATATCACAATTTCTGTGACTATGCACCCCTTTGGTGTAGGCCACAACTGCAATGTACCCTTATATATTCCTTCAGCAATATCAATGAAGTCATGCGTGCCACCAGAGTATTCTAGGGCTGCTTCTATCCAAGGTTTACATCTTTCTAATTCTTTATCCATGTACCCTCGTAATTGATAGTGTTGAAGCCGGTATTGCAGGCACTGGAGATGATGCAGCCGTGTAATTTAAAAATCCAGACGTGCTATCTACCATGTAATTTACCTCCAAGTAATCACCAGCCGCCACAGTAAATATCTGCGTGCGTGACGTGACGACTGTAGCGTTATTCTGGTGTAATGCAGTTGTCATAGCGCTATTATCTACATTCGTACCATTTATGCTAGGCCAGAAGTAAAAATGTACTGTGCTTCCGCTTGTTGATGATATTTGCGCAGAAAATGATATAAGATATTCTCCAGCTTCTTCGAATACAATTCTTGTAGAAGGCGTGCCAAGTGTAATTCCCTTGTTTGTACTAGACGCATCGTAAGTCAGTTTATATCCAGTGTTAGCAAGGGAAGGCGTAACATCAGATGTTATTGTAAAATCACCATGCCCATCTTCCAATACAATTTGACGCCATTCCCCATTCTTAGACACAACTGGATATTTGTATACTCGATCCCACATAATTGTGCCGTCTTCTGCTGCGTTCTCATCTCCATTTTGTTGAACCAATGTGGATCTTGTTTGAGCAATATATGCAAGCAATCGACGACCCCACGTTCGCCAATCATTGCCAATTATATCTGGCGCTCGCTGTTGCTGTTCGCTCATCTCCCACCGCCCGGTGTGATGTTTAGCCTATTAATTCCAACACGCCAATCTCCTAGAGTGTTGCCGTCTACTCTTAATCTTATTTGCCTGCCCGTAAACCTTAATGAAGTTGGGTTTGACATTGCAAAAGCCCCATATGATCTTTCTGTGTCATTAGGGTAAAACCTTGCTTTAAATGTTACAGTAACATCACCCTGCGTCTTTTCATCTGGGATCATTTCAGTCACCGACATAACATTATCGCCTGCGCCTAGTGATATTGAGCCACTTTCTGCAAATGGAGATAAGCTATCGTAATTAAACCCAATTTCATGTTCGTATAATTTATTGTCATCAGCAGAAACCCAGAACGGCTGTTTAAATGTACCCATGTCAGCGCCAGCCGTTCTGCCGAGTTCTCCAATATACCAAGTGCCTTCAACATAATTATATACAACGTATCGGTCATTCTCGGTAGAAGAGCCTGATGGGTAAAACCAGAATATTTCGCCATATGTACTGTTAGATACGGCGAATGCCTTGCTGATTTGCGCGCGGTTTATATCGCTAAATACATAGTCAGATACTTCACTTTCAAGCTGCTGGGCTACACCGCCTGCATAGGCATAAAATGAATGGTTGCCCATCCAGAATGCGCCTTGATCAACTGATGCATATGCCTTGCTTGCTATCAATCCGCAGCTAGAGCCAACACGCTCAATACCATAAACGTATGGAGCGCCAATGTAATTTGCAACGTGCGCGTCTGTGCTTGTTAATATCAATGTCTGGCCTTGCACTCTAACACCAGCCATAATTCTACCACTTGTGTTTAATTCAATATCACCAGCTTCATTAGTCGCGGCTGGCGTCCATGTGGTGTTATCTTCTCTGTCGCTAAATTGTATTTTACGTTGATTGCCGCCTGCACCAAGTGCAAACACAAATCTTTCTTCAGTGACAACAATAGCTTCATTATCTATTGGCGCGTTTGCCACTACAGCAGCGGGGGTAGAATTACTTAATTGCCACTCGTATATCTTCCCATCATCTGGGCTACATGCCAAGAGATACTCGCCCCAGTTATCTAACGTCCAAGTTGTGGCGGGCTGGGTTCTTGCAGTGTCTGGCCTCGCTACGCCGTATGCATAATTTCCATAAAAGCTACCGCCATACCCAGTAAATGATTCTGCGCTTTCTCTACCCGCAATCAATCCTGTTGGGGTTATATCGTGCCTCACACCCGCAGAAGTCCAACTATATAATTTATTATAAGTGCCACCAACAATATATCTGCTCTGATCATTGGCAACCCACGTAAGCAAACCGCGCACTTTTGCGTCAGAAGCAGTATTAGATCGAATGCGCCACCCGCCAATTGGGCGCATAGTGCCATCCACCCAGCGTACTAAATTACTGTCTCGCCAACGATTTGACGACTGTAATTCTGTGCCATTTCGGTAAATACCGGGCGGTATATCTAGCGGTATTAGTGGCATATTATTTCCTTATTACCATTTAGCAAATTATGTAAATGTATTTCAAAAGTTATTTTAATTTAGTTTAATTAAGATATAAAAATTTTACTTTCACCTATTAGATTAACTGTTGTCCCAGCGTCTGCTGTTTGAAAATCATAAGTTACCCTTCTTCTTGGAGACAATTTGCTAGGTTTTCCTACTACAGATGCTGGTAATGTTATTTCGTAAGAGGTATTAAGATCATATTCATATATATTATCGTACCCATCCCCACCCATGTAAAACTTACCGCCATCAGGCTTAAAGAACATACCTCTAGGCGCAGCATCCTTTTCCGCTGTAGCAAGTTGACGTGTGTAAGTAGCCGAACTAATATCCCAAGCTGTGCTTAGAGTATATTCACGCACCACATCAACTGAAAGATCTAATGCATACATTCTAAGGCCATCAGGCTTAAAAAATACATCTTGGAGGTAAGTTAAACCGGTTAAAGCAATTGTCTGTGAGTAGGATGCCGTAGAAACATTCCAAGCTGTGCTAAGATTATACTCATAAATATCATCGCCCGGACCATTTGCAATATACATCTTGTAGCCATCAGGCTTAAAGAACATTCCTGCGGGACTACTCGCTTGAGTCTGCACTGAGAATGACTGCACAAATGTCGCCGTTGATACATCCCAAGCTGCGCTTAGAGTGTATTCATTAACATCATAGCCTGCTGGACCTAAAACGTACATTTTAAGGCCATCAGGCTTAAAGAATAAAGCTTCGGGCAGAGTCTCTTCAGAGTTTACTGAAAATGACTGATTGTAAATAGCCGAACTAATATCCCAAGCTGTGCTTAGATCATATTCAATCACATTATCGCTTACAGTTCCAACAACATACATTTTAAGACCATCGGGTTTAAAGAATACATCTCTTACCCTAGTTTCTACATCAATTAATGAAAATAGCTGTAAGTAACTAGCCGAACTAATATCCCAAGCAGTTGTAGTATTATCACCTGAGTTAAAGCTATACTGCCACCTAGCATTGGTAGGTACACTAGCGAAACTAACTGTGGTGTTCGCTGTAAGAGTTCCATTATCAAAGTAGTTATAAGACCCTACATCTAAACTTGGTGTTGCACCCGTAACAGCTAGAAATGTGTGAGGGTCTGCGGAAGAAGTATCGGCCCATACAGCCGTACCTGAAGCGGAATTTTCTAATATTTGACCTACAGTCCCGCCAGTTGGTATATGCTTATTGCCTGCATCTGTTGGGTGGACATAATTATTAGCACTGGTTTCAATTGTATCTAATTTTGTGCCGTCAACTGAAACATCTCTGCCATCAACATTTCCAGTTACTGTTACATTTGTAAATTCACCTGTTGACGCAGAGTTTGCCCCAATTGGTGTGCCATCAATTGACCCAGAGTTAATATCAATACCCGTAACAGGTGTTGTCCCATCTAATAAATCATCAACGCTATCCAAGTTGGTGTTTATCTTAGTACCCCAAGTATCTTCTGACGCGCCGACCTCTGGCTTTACTAAGCTATATGTGGTTGTTGTAGTATCAGCCATTATTTAGTCTCCTATTTGGCAACACATTGCCATAAATTATGTAAAATTGCAACATTACAAAGGTATCCAAGGTTCATTTGGTGCTGCGTTAGAATTAACCCAAGTTTTATTTACTTTAACATAATCAGTCCACGTTTCATTTGGTGCTGCGTTAGAATTAACCCAAGTTTCATTTACCTTAACATAATCAGTCCAAGTTTCAGGTGTATCTGCGTCTTGCTCCCATTTTTCTATAGCAGACGCCAACATACTAGAGGCTATATTTAATTGGCTGCTGTTTGATAAAAATCTTTGATAATTTACAGATAATGCAGAATTTGGGTTTAGATTTGATGAACCTGAATAATCCGCAACGAAATTTGTTGAAAGTGACAAGCTTGAAGCAACAGCACCATCAACATTTCTAAATCTATTGTATGAAACTGTTAGTGAAGATGACGGCAGTATATTTGATGTAAAGTCCTTTACGATTAAAGCAGAGGAAGTAACGCTAGATGATGGCGCTGCGCTTAAAGAGCAATCCTTTACGATTAAAGCAGAGGAAGTAACGCTAGATGATGCAGATACA